TTAGCGAAATGACAGAGCAAGAAATAATCGCTTTGTCGGACGAAGATGTCCAAAAAATGATAAAACTCCGCATGATGGAGGAAGGCATTAAACTTTTAGATAAACCGAAAGTTCCAGAATTGTTCGAGATTGAACCTGCCGACACACAGTATTTCTCTATCCCACTTTTGGATGGTTTTGCTTTTACTGACATTGAGGAAGCTACTAAGGTTGCGGAAATCCTGAAAAGTGCAAAGTCTTTACGAAAAGTTGATTACGATTGGAATAGACTTGGAAGTGAATACAAGTACCTTAAAAAGAGTGAACGATACAAGTTCAACGGGAACTCAGATTTTGATATTCTTTCAGGCTGGGCTTACTCCAATGAACTATATGCTAAGATTTCAAATTTTGCCGCACAGAACAAGGTAATGAAAGAACAAGCGGAGAAAGATAAAAAGGAATACGAAAAGCAACTTTCCGAATCGGCTGAATTAGTACAGGAGATAACAGAACGTGTTCGTGAGGTTCGCAACAAATACGACCGTCTTGAAACGCTTTCTTGCAAGTTTGCCACTGATTACTATCCGTTGTCCGACAATAACGAAGATATGGCAATGAAGTTCATGGTAAAGGCATACTCTTTAAATGACGAAGAACAATCGTTTGTACGCTCTAATTACAAGAAGCACTTGTTAAACAATGTACAATAAAGAATTTCTATGATAGAAACAAGAAAAACAGAAATCAGGTATGTGACATCTGACCCGAAAAAGATGCTCAACATGTACCTTGCAAAACGTGTCCTCAAAACATGGGAGGAGTCTTTCATTGATGAAGATACAGGTGAAACAGTAACCATCGAACGGAATGAAATTCTTTTTGACCGTGGCACGCTGATAGACCAAGACATTTTGGCGAAAATTCGTTTCAGTATGGAAGCTGACGGCATCAAGGAAGTGGAAGTCAGCAACCAGAACCGCTTGGCATTCGAGAACGAGAACAAATTCTTATATCCCTATCTTGCACAGGCACAAATAGGGGACAAGAAACATAAGTTCCTGCTGTATGCCACCGGATTGGAGAATTCTTGTAGTATCTTGAAAGATTACATCGAACTAAACTATATGTTCGGATTCACCTTGACAATGGTCAAGGAATTCGATTCTTGCGTGATTCTTACTGACAATTTGAAAGAACGCAAGATAGATGATGCCACCCTCGAAGAATTAAAAGATACATTCCTTTTAAACGATTCTGTAACGGAAGAAGATGAAGAAGAGGGAGATTCCAAGCCCAATGAAAAGAAATTCTATCAGATTGAGACGAAAATCACATTCACGGAAGGGGAGAATGAAGACGAAAGAGTCCAAACCTTTGTCGTGAACACCTTCAACGTTGACAGAGCGATGATGCTTATTACCCACTATCTCAAAAACAAAGAGGAAGAATGTGAGAAACAAGCCAAAGAAAAGGGATATGAGTTCAAAAAGAGAGAAATTCACACGGCTATTGAATCAGCCAAACCTATTCCGGTCGGGCGGTTTATTCCGAAAGAGTTTTCAATGGCTTATATGGAATAACTTTGTTAACCTGCCTGTCCGGTCTGTGAAGATGGGGCGGGCGAAAATGGGGGTGCGCAGTGGAGTGCTTTTGACTTTCGAGAGGTGCACATGGTAGAAAGTACGGTACGTGAGATATAAGGAGTAATTAACCTTAGAAGTAGCGCAAAAGGATAAGTCCTTAATTGGGTGTTCGAATCGCCCCATCTCCACATAAATGTGAGCCACACATAAATGGCAAGGGTTAGTAAATAATGGTTGTGCCCCGGAGAATACGCTTCGGGGCTTTAATAAAAAACAGCATGGAAACAAAAGAAATTACCAAGACTATTTACATTGCAAATGACGGGAAAGAGTTCTTAACGAAAGAAGATTGCGAACAGCATGAAAGGTTTGTTGAAGAAATACTTTCACGTATTAAGTATTTCTGTATCAGATGTAATCCTGACTTAACAGAAACAGGAAATTTCTCTCATAAAATATATGTGGCTGTGTTTTCTAAACATTACCTATATAAAGATATTGCATTTCAATGGGCTTTAAAGAAGTTTGGTACTTACTTAGGGGAAAGCGTAATGGGATATGGCTTCCAACCCCATTTTAATGTAAGTGAAGTTTCTAAAGAAGAATATGAAGAATGCCCTGCTACTGTTTGGGGAGGCACTCCATTGAAGAGTGAGAAAATATTCCTTAGTCCTAAATCAGTAGAGGGATTTCCTGAAAACATTGACTACATGAAAGAATGGGGATTTAAATAATGCCATACTACATAAAACGAACAAAGGCCAAGAAGAAAGACAAGCCTTTACCTCTGTTTGATAAAGCAGGGATAACAATAAAGAAGAAGCCGGATTTGAAAGCTAAGCTCGACAAGGAGTTTTCCCTTTTTATCCGGCTTCGTGATGCAATGCCAAACGGGTATTTTAGATGTATCTCGTGCGGACAGATAAAACCATTCGGACAAGCTGACTGCGGACACTATTTCAGTCGTACACATTTGGCGACACGGTTTGATGAGAATAATTGCCATGCCGAATGTCGACACTGCAACAGATTCAAAGCTGACCATTTGGAAGGCTATCGGGTGAATCTAATTGCTAAAATAGGTCAACAGAAATTTGATTTGCTGAAGGTGAAAGCTGCCGGCACTTCCAAAATGACTGATTTTGAGTATGAACAGCTAATCAAGTATTACAAAGCACTTAATAAAAAGTTACGAAAGGAGAAAGGGCTATGAGTTATGTATTACGAGATTACCAACAGAAGGCCTCTGATGCTGCTATTTCTTTCTTCAATAACAAGGCAAAGAAAACAAATGCCATTATGGTGTTACCTACGGGCAGCGGAAAGTCGCTTATCATAGCGGATATAGCCGCAAGACTTGATGGACATACCTTGGTGTTCCAGCCCTCGAAGGAAATACTCGAACAGAATTTCAAGAAACTCTGTTCATACGGTATTCTTGATTGCAGCATCTATTCTGCATCCTTTAACTCAAAAGAAATAAGCCGGATAACATTCGCCACCATCGGCAGTGTGAAGAATCATCCCGAACTGTTCACCCACTTCAAGAACATCATCGTGGACGAATGCCACCTTGTTAACCCTAAAGAGGGTATGTACAAAGATTTTTTTGATGCGGTGAAGTGTAAGGTTCTTGGACTGACAGCTACACCGTATCGTTTAAGTTCCAGCCGTGACTTTGGTTCTATGCTGAAATTTATCACCCGGACAAAGCCTCATGTCTTTTCAGAGGTCATTTATCATGTACAGGTATCAACCCTATTAGATATGGGCTATTTGGCGAAGTTGAATTACTATCCAATGAATCCTTTGGGATGGAACGAACTTAACTTGAAAGTAAATACTACTGGTGCCGACTATACAGATAGGTCAGTTCAAAGAGAATATGAACGGATAGACTTTTACGGCTATCTCGTTCATATTGTCCAAAGACTGATGAATCCCAAAGCTGGAGGAAAACGGAAAGGTATTTTAGTCTTTACCCGTTTTCTGAAAGAAGCGGAGCGGCTTACCTGGTCTATACCCGGAGCCGCAATCGTTTCGGGTGACACCCCAAAAGGTGAGCGCGAAAGGATACTTGAAGCGTTCAAGGCTGGTGAAATTTCGGTAGTGGCGAATGTCGGGGTATTAACCACCGGCTTTGACTATCCGGAACTTGATACAGTCGTTATGGCACGTCCTACAATGTCACTTGCTATGTGGTATCAGATAGTTGGTCGTGCCATCCGCCCGCATCCTTCCAAAGAATGTGGCTGGATTGTGGATTTATGCGGTAATATCAAACGTTTCGGAGAGGTGTCGGACTTACGGTTGTTTGATAGTGGAAATGGGAAATGGGCAGTTTACTCGAAAGGAAGGCAATTAACAAACGTGAGATTCTAAAACTATGGACGAAGGATTTTTGAGGCTAAGCCGCAGGTTTTTCTCGAATGAAATGTGGAATGAAGCCCGTACTTTTAGCAGTTGTGAAGCGTGGTTAGACTTAATCCAGTCTGCACGATTTGAGGCAACGCCCCGAAAGGAGAGTATCGGAGGTCGAGAAATCTCTTATTCAAGAGGTCAATATCCTGCATCCATAAGATTTTTATCTCAACGCTGGAAATGGTCTGAAAAGAAAGTGCGTTCCTTTCTTGTACATCTTAAGAAAAAAGGTATGATAACTGTTGAGTGCAATCAGGGAATGAACCTTATAACCCTATGTAAATATGAAGAATATAATCCAATGGGCACAAGTAAGGGCACATGCAAGGGCACAGATATTGAAAAGAAAATCAAAGAATTACAGTCCGAATGGGCACAGCTAAGGGCACAACTTGGGGCACAGTCTGTGAACAACAATCTGCCGCAATCCGAACTTTTGCAAAAATCAGGGCACACGGAGGGCACAAATACAAAGAAAGAAGAAGAAAGAGAGTATATAGATATATCTTCCCAGCAAAAGAAAGAAAATACTCCTGACGGAGTATCAAAGAAAGACAAGCTTTCTTCGCCCTCTCTTTCTGAAAAGATTGATTACAGCGGATTGATGGAATACTATAATTCCACATTCAAAGATAGACTCCAGCAGATAAAATCAATGACCGATGTGAGAAAAAAGGCTGTAAAAGCCCGGATAGCCCAATATGGAAAAGAGTCAGTGAGGACTGTTTTCAATCTCATTCTTCAATCCCCATTTCTGCTGGGAGCTAATGACCGCAATTGGAAATGTGACTTTGATTGGATTTTCAAACAAGCAAACTTTACTAAAATATTGGAAGGAAATTATAATGGGAAACGAACTGATACTGTCACCACAAGAAGAGAATCGGTTAGTCGTCTTAAAGACCTCGCCGGAGAAATATTGCGAAACTCTGCGCCCGAAAAAAGTTGAGGATGTATTTCTAAGCAATGAGCCGGCCATAGGGACTATAATCAGAAAACTCGGAGAGCCGCAGGCGAGAGCCATATTGGTAATTTTAATTGCTGACGCTTTGGCGTTCTTCAATGTGGTTAATACCATGTCTGACACACAGGTTGCAATGACCGTAGACTTAATCATTGAGGAATACCCTTACATGAAAACTGACGATTTCAAATTGTGTTTCAAAAATGCAATGAAAATGAAATATGGAGAAAGTTACAACCGCATAGACGGGCAAGTTATTATGGGCTGGTTACGTGAATACAACAAAGAACGTTGTGCTATTGCTGATAGCCAGTCATGGAATGAGCATAAATCACACATGGCTGATGAGCAAAGAACAACCAATGGGATGTTCTACGAAGAATATCGGGAGGAACTTAAAAAACGTGCACTGTCCGGTGACAAATCTGCCATCAACGCCTTGAGGATGTCGGATGAATTGATTGCTGAATTGAATAGAAAAAGATACGAGGGTCTGGAAAAGAAGCCAAGCGAGTTTTAATAGGGGTAAAACGTATGAAACTAACAATCTGTTGGATGGCAAAAGGTCGACAAAAGCGTTTCTATAACGATATATGCAGGAAATTCGGAATTTCACGGTATATGAGCATCAACCACGAAACGCCATGCGAAATTAAAAAAGAAGATTTGTTGCTTCTTCGTGAATGCGAAAAACGAGGGTTTATCCAAATAAGAAA